ACGACCAGTAACGTTCCCCGATCCTAGCTCAAGTAAATCCGGATCACATGTCTCTAAGTCTATTGCTATTTCTTTATGACCGCGAAGATCTTTTAGTTCTTCGGGTACTACCCATTCGGTTTGTGGAACGAATAATGGTGGTTGAGTTGTTCGTGTCATTCCCTCTCCTTTATTATTAATTTTATATAATCTATTATTGCCTCTAAATCTTCTTTTTCTTTTGCCAAATAAATAATAGCATTTAATAGTCCTTCTAATTTATCTCCAAACTTTCCTATACCAACGTTACACGCTTGACAAATCCAACCCCTAAAAGTTCCTGTTTCGTGACAATGATCTAAAACAATATTACTTGTATAAACAATTTCATTAACTTTATTTTTACAACACTCACAAATACTTGGTTTTTCTCCAGCAACATTCCTTAATCGTTCTTTAACTATTGAAGATTGATTAACGCATTCTTTACAAGCAGATCTTCTATAATTTAAATCTTTTCTAATAAGAGTTGCAAATTTTTTAATAGGTAAAGTTTTTTTACATTTAGAACATATTTTAACGCCTTTTTCATAATCTTGTTCAAATGTAATGTCTTTTATTTCATCAAATAAACTAATTTGACTTTCGTTCATCATTTTTTATTATAATCCCTTTCCAACACCATTTCCAAGTAATGAATTGCTTTTAATATATCTTCTTTTTTACCTTTTAACTTATGCCTGCAAATATATTTAATTGCATTTCCTTCTGCAAAAGGTAATTGATTTTCGTTTATAAAAACAGATGGTTGTATTTTCATAACTTTATAATGAGAACCACCTACTTGTTTAAAAAATGTTTTGTTTGTCATATTACGTATGCTTTATTAAAATCCCTTGGATCTACAATATGTAATTCTTGTTTAGCTCTTGTAAAAGCTGTGTAGAATAACCTATGCAAATCATCTGGATCTTCATCACTTTGTTTAATTGCAGCTGTTGTAAGATCTAATAAAACTAAAACTTTTTCACGTTCGCCACCTTTGGCACCGTGAATAGTAGACATAAGAATTCTTGGAGTTTTATTTATCTTCTCACCATTAGCTCTCATGTTACGAATATAGTTCTCTGTAATCGTATCAACACCTTCAAATGATTCATACCATACTTTATCATTAAGTAAACCATGATTTTGAATACAATCTTTAATTGTGTATTTTTCTTCTGCTTTCAATGTTTTAGCATCTCTATAACCCGGAGTTACATTAGCACCTAAATATTTATATATATTTTTAATTTGTAGATAATTTAATTCTTTATTACCTCTAAAATCTTCCCAATTACTTAAAGCTAATAATAATTCTAATGATATAGAATTCATTCCCTTATATTGATAGTACCAACCCTGTAATTCGCATAATTCTTTAACCCCATCTAAAAAATGATTAGCTGAAGCCAATACCAACCATTCCCCCTGCGACATATTGACCTGTGTAATATCTGTATAATAGCTTAATAAACCTGTTTCTTGGCGTGGTTTATAGGTTTTTTCATATCTATTCTTAACTCTAGATATGATCTTTTGAGATAATTCGTGTATAGGACCGCCAGGAATACGATAGGATTGATTAAGTGTTTTAATCTCATCTACCTCATCTTTTAATGTTATAAAGTGATCTATATCGGCTCCTGCCCATCTAAATATAGCTTGATCATCATCACCTGCAATATAAGTCTTTTCTGATTTATTCCATATAGATCTAACCATTGACCATTGTAAATGAGATAAATCTTGTGCTTCATCTATAAACAATACTTTAAATTTTGGAGCCTTATCCTGCTCAACAAATTCTTCTAATAAATCTGTAAAATCTTTTAATCCTTTTTCTGCTTTATATTTTTTAAGTTCTTGGTCTAATAAAAATAATGTATCTCTTTCTATATCTAATAAATTTCTTCTTGTGTCATAGTATTCTAATAAATCCATTCTTTTAACTCTAGCTGTATTTATTATGGTTAAATATTCATTGTCAGAATTAAATATACCATCTTCATCTGAATAAGACGCTGTCTTAATTGGTATATTACACCTTAAACCAAACTCTCTATAATCCTCTTTACCCATCATCTTATCTTTAGTCATACCTAATAATCTAAATGCAAGTGAATGAAGTGTTCTAAAATAAGTTAAATCATGTTCAACACTTAATCCAAACTTTTCAGAAGCCCTTGTTGCTGCTTCTATCGCTGCTTTTTTTGTAAAAGAGAAATAACCTATCTCTTTAGGCTTTACGCCTTTTTTTATAAATTCGTCCACCAGATTCAACAATGTTGTAGTTTTTCCAGTTCCAGGTGGACCTAGTATTATAGTTTTCATATTTCCTCCTCATTACATTTAACTCAAACTCTAACTTCTTTATCTGTTCTAAAGCTAATCTATATTTTAAATACCAATTAGTTCCTATTTCCATTAGAAATGTTGTTCTTGATATTTAACTTGAGATACAGAAGCTTCTATTTTTTTCATAGTTTTAATCTTAACTAATCTAGGTTCTTGACCTTTAATTTTCATTCTAGTTTCTTCTACAAATATATTCTTTAATTGTTTAATTAAATTACCAGTTTTAATCTTATCAAATTCCCAATGATTCTTTTTGCAAAAATTAAAAAAATCTTCCATTCTAAAATATGTAAATTCTCTTTTATCATCTGTATACGGAAGTTTATTAAATATATCGTCCATAGTTCTTGCATTTTGTCTATTGGTAGTCCAATCTTGTAATAAAGATATTATTTGATTAATAGGATTTAAAGATTCTAATGGTTCAACTATTTGTAAATTATCCATTAATGGTTTCAAATAAAATTCTCTCCAATCTTTTTCTTTTAATTTTGGTACTAATAAATCTGCTTTCTCTAATATAGCTAATGAAAATAATGCAGGGCTAGCTAATTGTTCTGCTTTTAATTCAATTCTTTTTTGTTTTTTATTTTCTTCTTTTTCTTCTTCACCTATATCTAAAAAATATTGTGGTGGATTAGAATTATATTTAGTTAAATTATTAAGTTTAGGCATTATTTCTTCATCACCACCAATACCAAACTTTTTCATTCTACATAAAGAAGCATTACAAACATCTACAATCGGTGGAAGTTTACATCTATATTTATCATATCCTTTTTTACCTATTGATTTTAATAATTGTTGAACTTCACTATTACTTAATGGTTTTGTCATGTAATTTAAATTAGCTGCGACAACTTCATCTTGCCAAGTATCTGGATTAGATTGTTTAAAATATATGGCGATATTAAACAATGCATTATTCCTAGATCCTTCGCTGAAGCCGTCGCGTGCTAATCTATTTAAACAAGGAGGCCCTTCTTTAAATACTTCTTCTATCTTCGCTTCTTTGATTTGGATTTTCTCAACTTCTTCTTTGCTTTGCGCGTATATATCATAGAGCTTAAAAAATTCCTCAATTGACATAGCGGAGCCATTATCGTCAAACGCATATCGTAGTCCTTTTGTTTGGTTATGGTAGGGAAGATTTAAAAAATTACCTGTGTCCCCACGTTCCACAAGTATTTCCGTTTGTTTCGGAAATATTTCAACACCTTGAAATCCTAATGCATCTGCTATTTTCTTCAACGTTGTTTGCATCAAAGATGCAGGTATAAATTCTTTTGTAAATAAAAATACGTGAGCTCCACCTGATTTGGATCTAAATACTATTAATGGAAGCTTTAAACTTCTAATTTTGTTTATTAATTCTTTATGATTAAGATTATACTGATCAATATCAATGCAACCCCACCTACAATTATTGTCTTCATTGATAGGGATAATACCAAGAGCAGGATCAATGCCATTAAGATGGTCTTCCCAAAGTTTATCGGTGACTTCTTTTCTAACAATATATGCTTTTCCTTTTTGTTTACCATTTTCACCACGTTCTCCTTTTTGATACTGACCATATGCTGTTTGAAAGCCAGTAAATATTTGTTTAAATTTTTCTTTCATACTATTCTCACGTTTTGTGGGGCCCATTTCTGAGCCCCTATTTAATTATAAACTAGAACGGTACGTTCTCGTTTACTCTCTCTTCTACATCAGCTTTTGTTTGCACAGATCCTTTTTTGACATCGCCAGCAAAACCTTTTGCACTAATGTACAAAGATTTATCTTTTGTGTCTAAAATTCTATCTTGTGTTACTGTCCAACCATACCAACTACCTTTATCATTCTTTTGTAGGGCAGAAGTTAAATTGTACACAACACCGTGCATTGGTGGAACTGCAAATCCGCCTTTACCGTCAGCAATCTGAACAGTTTTCATCATTGCGTTCCATTTTTTGCTTACATTCAACTGAGTTGACTTCATGGTAATTAAAGCTGGTGTAAATCCACCTGCTTTATTTTCTACCATTACATAGTAAGAAGCAGTTTCTTCAAGATAGTTACCATTAGGTAATCTAACTTTAGATCCTTCTCTTTTACCTGTAGCTATTACAGGACTATTAGGTAAGTGATTAGCAATCGGAGCTGCTGATCCTTCCCCTCTATCACTCCACTCAGTGAAGTCTTTCTTATAGTAACAAGGTATTACCTTGATACCTTTTTTTCCATCATACAGTTCACTTGTCACTGTATTATAGATCATACCAGGTTTAGCACCTGCAACATATTTAGCATCACCTTCAGTTACTTGAGGTGATAGCTGTCCTAATATTCTGATGAAAGGTAACGCAAGATCTTGTTGCGTCATATTTTCAAAACCTTTATCTAGATCATCTCCAAATAAAGCGACAGAAGTATTAGCTACTGGTTTTTTTACCACTGCTTCATTAGCCATCATCGTTTCTCCATTATTATTTACGGGTTATTTTAGTTGTGTCTTTAATCCAAGTACTAAAGACATCAGAAGGCATGTCGAGCCCGGACTCGACACGCTCCTGAAATAAGGCTGTCAAAGTGTTCCAAGCCACATCAGATTTCTGATTTGGTTCAAAACCGTTTGACGCCGCAAGGTCCAACAATTTTTGGGCCTTGTCATCTTCGCCACGACCGAACGTAACAGAAACATTATTTTTAATAATATCTCCAAGTCCGTTCTCACGAAGCCAGTTATACGCTGATTGTCTTCTCTCATCCTCTTTAGGGAGAGTACATCTGTATTCTCTTTTAACAGTTACAGATGATCCATCAGCAAGTTTCAAAGAGCTTAAACCTTGTTCTGCAAGCAGTTCAGGTATCACTCTAGAACTAATATCGTCAGCCATCTTTTTTAAATTACTTACATGTTCTTCAGCACGATCAATATCATCTTGTAATCTTTTTAATTTTTGACATTGGTCTGCTATAGTAGTTACTTCTACATTGTCTAGAAGATCAGTTGAATCATCTAGCATCATTTGTTTTACATCGTCACTCATCTTTATTATCCTTTCTGATAGAGATCGAATTCTATTGGGTAATATTTAAACTCTCTACGATCCCATTTCAAGAGGTTAAATTGGCCATTGGTCATATCACTCGCGATTGCACAGGAAATACCAATGACCGCCGGATCTCCTGTAAGCAATATATAATCTTGCTTCGTAAAATCTTTCAAGTTCTTTCGCATCTTAAATACGAAAGGTGAAGCATTAAATGCTACTTGATCGAAGTAGGCAAGACATATAACTAAATATCCAAAATTAGA